ATTTTGACATTAAGAATGCATCACTTGAATTAATCTACACTGGATCTTCTTACGGTTGGTCGATCCTTTCTAACTAATACTAATAGGGAGGTATTGACAGATGTCTAGTTTAAGAGATCTACTGGATGTTGCCACAACAGATGGCATTCCAGTAGCAACGTATTACGGTCCACAAAACGCCCACCAATTGTGGTGGCGTGGAAAACACTGCTATGAATATGGTAGCGTTCATGATTATGCTCACCAACAAATTGTTTGGTGCGTTCCATCCTGCTGTGTCTGTAAGGTACAGTTTGAAGTTTGGGGCGGCGGTGGAGGCGGCGGCGGTTCATGCTGCTGTATGTCTGGAGTTAATGGATATTCTGGTCAATACAATAAGTACACTCTTTGTGCAGCTGCACAAGGTGTAGACAAATTGGACAATTGTTGCTATTGCCTTTGTTCTGGTTCTATTACTTGTAGACATCCAGGCAACGGTGGTTTTGATGGATGCAAATCATATGTTGTTGGTCCTGGTCTTGATAACTTCTGCGCTTGCGGTGGTTGTCACGGTTATTCTTGCTGCTTCGGTGGCGGTTCCTCTAGATGGGGTTGTCAGTTCAGAATGAACTGGCAGACAGGTCAACCACATTGCAGATGGCAGTGTGATAAGTCTGCTGATCAATACAGTGAGTCACGTACCAAGCGTGATGCTGCTTGTGAACTTGGTCATGAATATTGGGGTCAGGTTGGTTCATACAACCAGATGGACTGCCAAGATTGTGGTAACTGGTGTATGATGAAGTATGCGTCACCAGTTGCTCCTTACCAAGATGGTAAGTTCGGCACCTTCCTTCACCAAAGACACAAGTGCATGGCTACTTGTGGTAGAGAACAAACGCAGTGGGTCGAAGGAAATAATGGTGGACTCTCTGGAGATTGTTTCAGAAATGGTCCTCCTGGTCACGGTGGATTCTCCTCCGACACATTTGGTGGCGGTTGCTGTTGCTCCTCTGAAGGCGCTGCAGGTCTAGTTAAAGTTACATGGTTCTGCAAGGTATAAACTAATGGCAAATTTACGAGGTCTCCTAGGAAAGGAATTCGATTCTACTGTTCTAGACACTGCTGGAAGCTTTGGTAGTTACGAAAAAGTTAGAGATGGTAAAGTTTATAACTTTGCTCCTCACTGTAATACAAGTTGTGATAGTAGTTATCGCGCTTACTGTCAAGAGTATTGGTGTGTACCTTGTGGTACTACACAGATTACTTTTGAGCTTTGGGGTGGTGGCGGATCTGGTGGCGGCGCTTGCTGCTGCCAGCAGGGTATGCCTGGTGGATCTGGTGCTTATACTAGAAAGACACTACAGTACCCACAAATCCAAGGTGGTTGGTGTTTCTTCCTGAAGGTTGCAGAACCCACTTGCTGCTCACAGTGTTGTCGTGGTATTCAAGGTTGTAAGAGTTACGTCTGTGGTAAAAACAGCGCCGCACAAACTGCTCTCGGATCTAACTTCTGTGCAGAAGGTGGTGTACCAGGAAAGACTTGCTGTTATGCATACTGGGATACTAATTTCAGATGCATCGATAGAGTTTACTGGACAGGTTGTGGTGGATACGATCCTGCTACCGATGGTGCTACTGCATACGGTGGTGACGAAAACATTAAAGGACATCCAGGATTCTTTAGAACCTATAATACATCTAATAACTGCTGGGCGAAAATGGGAATGGCTTACCCACCTCGTTTGTTCGACGGCAATGGTGGTCACCTAATTTCCAATGTCAAAGGAAATGCTTGTATCAATGAAGGTACTTTCTGTCAAGGAACTACCCCATGGGCATTTAACGCTAATTGTAATGCTACTCTACCTGGTGTAGGTGGTCCTTCATCAACATCTTGTGGTGGTAGTTGCTGTTACGGATATAGAGGTCATGGTGGATATATTAAAATCACCTATTGCTCTTGCTGGATGGGAGTCAACCGTGACTGTGCATACCACTTCTGTAACTAATTTCTAAATAGCATATAACAAGGAAAAGTACCGATGCCTAACTCAAATTTACGCGATCTGCTCGGGATCGTAACAACTGAATCAATCAAAGGTTTAGCATCGTCCGATGCTACAACTAAACTACCAGCATATCCTTCTAAAGGATATAACGTAATGTATTTCACCGCACAGTGCGGTGCTACTTGCCAAGATTGGACGAGTAACTACAGTTACTATGACTATCCCGATTGGAAAGTTCCTGCAAATACTACCCAAATTATTTTTGAGCTTTGGGGTGCTGGCGGCGGTGGTGGCGACAGTTGTTGCTGCTCCCGTGGTACACCTGGTTCTTCTGGTGCTTATGCATACAAGATGCTATCTGGTTCTGATGTAGTTCCTGGTTGTTCTTATGCTCTAGAGATTGGTCAAGCTGGTAGATCAAGGCAGGGTCCTTCTTGTGGTCAACCAGGTTTTAAATCATATATTACTGGTCATAACCTCTCTAACTTCTGTGCAGATGGTGGATATGGAGGTTGCTCTTGCTGTCAGATGTGCTGCTGCACCTGGCTTACTCTTTGTAATGTTTGCTGTAATGGTCCTTGTGCTTCGTATTATGGTGCTACTGGCGGTGCATATGGCAATCCTGGTGTTGGTCAAGTCTGGTGCCATACTAATCAGTGCTGGAATAAGCAACTGATTCCTTATCCAGGTGGTCTAGTCAATGGTAAAGGTGGTTGGTTGCCTGGTACACAATGTGAAAGTTCTGGTTGTGGTTATTGTCTCCATCATTGGGCAGTAGCTCAACTTGGTTGGGGTGGATCATTTAGTGAGAAGAACTATGTTCCTGGTACTGGCGGTCCTTCTGCATGGACATGTGGTGGTGGTTGCTGCCGTGGTCAACATGGCAACCCTGGTATGATTCGTATTTCATACAAGCAAACAGACAGCTCTGGCAACGAAGTCCGAGGATATTGATTCAATAGTTTATAAATAATACAGCAAAGAAAACCAAGGATTAAATAAGAGATTACTATCATGGCGAATATTTCAAAACCACTAACTTATAACTTGCCTGACGAGTACACCAAGCAAACTAGTGATCTTGGTCTCACAGGAAGTTTTACTTACAAAGGTCCAGAGTATCTCTGGGTTTTTGTAAACGGCGAGACAGGTGCTCTCCAGTTCGGTCAGTCATATATTCCTTCTACAAATCCAACAAAGGATGAGGAGCAGGCTAATGTACGTGCAGGTCTAGATCAGAAAGCAGTTCTTCTTCGTCCTAATACAGACGGAACAGATCTTCTACTAGCAGCAATTCTAATTGGACAAGATACTGGCAAAGCAGCTGGTTATCCACAGAAAGAATACAAATTCCCTGCTGATCATGCAAGAGCTGGTGAAGTATATTACGAGCGTCCTGATCCCCAGCAACCAAACCACACTTACGCAGTAGACGAGATCTTGTATGATCTCACAAATGATACCTGGGTTACTCCTTTCCCTTGGTTCAAGCCTTGGATGACTAAAGAATTCCATGAGGATGCAAGAGACTCCACCCTCGCAGGTGCTAAAGAGTTCTTTACAGCAATCAAAGGCAATATGACTGCTGCTCAAATCACAGCTGCAGAGGCATATATTGCTGAAATGGAAAATGTCTACGTAGATTTTGCTGGTGTCGAACACTTTATGATTCCATTCCCTAGGGATCCAATGGCAGAATTGATTGAAGACTATGATTACAATGTAGATGAGGACAAACTTTTGGATAACGAAGCAACTGACGGCGAGTGATCAGTTGTATGCTATAATGAGAGGGTCTTCGGACCCTCTTTTTTTATGCTTAAATACCCTGATCTACGTGATCACATATTCGTACACAAACTCATCCCAGACAATCTATGCGATAAATTAATTACAAGACTTGATAGAAGACCATGGAAAGATCATAAATGGTATGACGCTGGTCTTAAACAAGAGATAGAAGAAGCAGACTTTCAAACTTTAAAAGATGATACTGCTTCTGGAAAAATATATCCTTTGATTCAAAATCTTTTAGAAGCATACCATGACAAGTATCACCAACCAGAAAATACAAATTCAGATTTATTCTGGTCCATAGCTTCTAATATCAAGTTCAACAAGTATACTGAAGGAGATAGTATCAAACCACATCACGATCATATTCATGATATGTTTGAGGGTGATCTACGTGGCATTCCTGTTACTAGTATTATTGGAGTTCTGAATGATGATTACCAAGGCGGTGAATTACTTTTTTGGAATGATCATAAAGTAGAATTAAAGAAAGGTGAGGTAGTTGCATTCCCATCAGTAT